AGTTTGGATTGCTTCTTAAGATCAGCAAAAGACATTTAGATTACCTTAGATTAGTTTGGATGTTTTGGATTTACTCGGATAGTATAGCAGAAATTCTCTCAGTCGTCAATATAGTCTTTGAGAGAATCAATTGTAGCATTCATACTACTGAATAAAGTCAGCATATCAGTCTCTGGTGGGAAACCCATCGATGAAACTGATTTGCGTAGATTCTCTTTCATTTCAATGGCCATTGGGTCATCAGAAAGAGATAGTCTAGTATACATCACTTGCTGTTTTTCAAGCAAGGATGAAAGTATTTCAACGTGCTCAAGTTTTTGTTCACGGGACATATTACTAAAAGTAATAAAACTCTCGTAGATTTTTTCTTGCATTTCATTGATTTCACTCAGTTCTTCCTGAATGATTTCAGAATCAAAAAAGTCACTCATCTACAAGGTCCCGCAAAATTTTCTTAAACTTGAATACATCAATATTTAGAAAGGGAGAATATTTTTGGAGTTTTAAACTTACGGTTTCCCATACAGGATCTTTCAGTTTTTTATCAAACTTCTTTCTGAATGAGAATATTCTATCATAGATTACAAAAGTTTCAAGACTTATGTCTCCACCAAGAAATCTTTTTAAGATTGTTGGATGACCTTTCGAACAACTGAATAGAGTCTCTAATTCGTTGTTCGAGAGTAATTCGTTGCTTTGTTCTTTGAACAAGTAAGTCAAACTCTGTTGTCTCTTTGTCCAATCTGCGTAAGTCCTTTCTCCAGAACTGATAATTTCTCCAATCCATACCTGATTTACACTAGTAGATTCTACAAAGTTTGCGACCAAAAAATTAACAATCTCTTCGTCCTTATATTTACGACTTGTTTTTTCGAAGAAATATTTATCGCGCCTCTTATTAAAGGAAGTTATAGTAGCACGAACTTTTTTATTATACTTAAAGTAGTCGTATTTTGGATTTGAAAAGTGATTTTTTAGGGCAAGATATTCACAATAGACTTCGAATGGTGCCACTCTCAATTTTTTCATTATAACTCTATGTATTATATCACTCTTTGTCTACACTTTCAAGTTTTTTCTTCAAATATTGTTCTCGTTTACGAGCATTCAATCTCTCTTTGTTTTTAGCACGCCAGGCACTCTCCGTCTCTCTCCTCCTCTCTATTCTTTTATCCCTCCACCCTTTTACCTTTTCGGGGTTTTCGTGGTAGTATTTTTTATTATACTCCCTCATATATTCTCTTTTATATTTTTTCCTTTCCTCTATGTCTAATAGTAAACTTGAACCACCACCAATAATACCACCATCTTTTATATTAATTAAAATACCACCCTTAGATTTTCTACCGTAGAGAGCAATCAACCATTTTTCAAATTCATAGGCATCTTCTTCAATATTAAAATATTTTACAATCTTAATTCGGTCTTTATCATCTGGACGTATGTCACCACCACCTCTGATATGTTGTTTGAATGCTCTTTGATCTATGCCTTTACCAACATAGTAAGGAGTCCTATCTTCTCTCAAATAGAGATAAACGTAATACACTTCTGCTTTGACTGTCGTTGCAATTATTTATACAAGAAAAGGGTCATAAAGACCCCATTCCGCTTGAATAACGACAGACAAGCACTAATATTTATTCCTCATCATAAGGGCAATATCGGAAGAAGTCGTATTTTGGGTTTGTAAAATGATTTTTGAGTGACAAATAATGTTGGTAGGTATCAAAAGGTGACATAATCATTGAACTTTTGCAAACATAGTTACACAATACCTACCATACCCATCGTAGTAGTCAGAACCTTTAATAGAGACTTCATTAACTCCATGAGCAATATATCCAGGAATTAATATAGTCGAATTATTATCACATGAAAATGAATAATTATGATCTGGAAAAATTAATTCACCACCCTTGTATTTTTTAGGAGTTTTATGAAAATAAGTAAAGAATACGTATGAAAAAAGATAATCTGTATGAGTATCATAACTTTCTCCATCATGATAGTATCGCAGTTTGGTTAGCAAATCAATATCATTACAAAAATATCCACATGATTCATGAATTTCTGACAACTTTTGCACAGCATTAGTATTGAGAATTTTAGATTCTAAAGAAATAATACTAGAATGAATACGTTTATAAAAAACCTCATCCAAAACTATTGCAGATGCTTTCGTTTTATATGATTTTTCCGCAGTTTCATACGAAGCAGCGCCATACTCTTCTGGAGGTAATAATTTTCCGGGGCGAGTAAAAAATTTAAGTTCATCCCATATCATTTCCAGTTCATCTTCCTCATATACATTTTTTATAATTACATGAGGAAAAGGATTTTTCCGTACTTTTATTTTCATAAAGGCAGTTTTGCTTTCGAAGTTGCTTTCATAAAATTAAGTCTTGTAGCATCCCACTTCAGTTTTTCTTTCAGTGGTTTTGATACAAGTTTTGTCACTGATTCTACCTCAACATTATTAACTTCACAATATTGACAAATAGCATCAATATAGTTAATTTTTTCTTCGGCAACAATCTTTTCAATTTCTAATGCAAACTTAGATGGTGTTAGAAATTTATTTTCTATTGCTTTTTCTAATTCGTTATTTACTTTCATAGAATTCCAATTTATCTCTAACAAACTTTCTAATATATTCGGTAAGAAGTTTGATGTACTTTGATTTGTTTCGTTCTTCGTAGACAACACATTCTCCATTTTCACAAGCCATAATGATTACAAATTTTTTGACCGGAATACCAGTCATTTCATACAACATACATCCATATGCAGCACATTGTACAAAATAGTTTTCGATCCAATCTCTTGGTTTCGGTTTCTTAGAAGTCTTAAAGTCAATTATTGCTAATTCACCCTCGTATTCTGCAATACAATCGACGGTTCCAGCAATTCCCAACTGCTTACTATATAGGGAAGTTTCCAGAGCATGAATATTATCAATATTCTTTAAAGTTCCCTTGGAAATCTTAAATAAAAACTCAGAAATAGGAGGAACTTTCGGTAACTCTATATTCTTCAGGTGACACTCAGTAAGAGTGTGCATATCAGTTCCACGACGTGTTGCCGCTTTTGTAACTCGATCTGCTTCTTTATCACCAACTCTTTTTCTCCATTTCACAAAAGTCTCCTTCGTAAAATGACTAGTCACCGAAGTAATAGAAACCAGTCTCAAAAGTGTTTCTTCGTCAGGAACAGAATAGTATCTGACTCCATCAATAGTCTCCCTCTCAAGTTGAGAAAGATTCAAATCAACATGATTAAACATTAAAAACCAACTTCCATTTTTGCAATAATATACTCTTTTACAAGTCCAGAGCGGACAATATCTTCGATGCCAAATTCAATAACATCAAATGATGGCATTGAACGAATAATTTTCATAAAATCGAGAATACCATTTTTTTCATTTGTTTTTGTTAAGTCAGACTGACGAGCATCACCACAGAAACAAATTCTGCTGTTCTCACCAACTCTTGTAATTATACTATCAAGTTCGTGAAAATTCAAGTTCTGATACTCATCAACAATAATAATAGCATTATCTAAAGTAGTTCCTCGAAGAAAAGATGTACTCCAAAACTTAATTGTCTCTTGAGATTTAAGATTGCCATACAACATCTCAAAATCAGCATCAGAAGGCATCTGGAACATATATTTTACCATATTCTTATAAGGAATTTGATAAAGAGCAGATTTATCATCATGGTCACCAGGAAGAAATCCAATCTCTCTAGTAGAAACTAAAGAACGAACCATATAAACTTTTTCGTATGGAGTCTTTTCATCTAATACATCTCTCAATGCATTATAAAGAGTAATAAAAGTTTTTCCTGTTCCAGCACATCCGTATGCAACTAAATGCTTTCCTTCTTTATAAGATTTGAACAACTTTTCTTGATTTTCTGTAAGAGGCTCAATATCTACAAGGTAATCACTATTAACAGGTTTTTTCCTTTTCATTTGTTTTGTCGTCAATCCAACTCCAATAGGTTGGAGATCATTATTCCTTTTTTTTCTAGCCATAAATTACTTAGATCCTTAAATTTCTTGCGCCAGGTTGTTTTGATGCTTTTGAAAGTACTTCATTCCATCCAGGATTTTTTGATATTAATTTATCCTTCCACTCACCAACTTCACCTACACCAGGCATTGTTGATGGATCAGAATAATCACGAGTCCAATTAGGATTATCTTTTGTCCATTGAACCCAATCATGAACACTCATCTTTACTTCTTTTTGTTCACCAGTTTCTTTATTAATAATCGGATATGTTGCCAAAATTTTCACCTCAATATAAAATATTTAGATCCATTCCAGTGCTTCTGAAACAGTAGGAAACTGCTCAATAAAGATTTGCTTACATGCCTCTGCAATGTCCATGTGCTCCTTCTGTGTGCCATTTGCAGACCTCAGAGTTATATAATGGATCCAACTGCGACATGAGCCACTCATATAAAGTCTGGTAGGAGTTGCTAAGGGAAGTACAAATCTTGCACATTCCTTTGCAATACCATCAGTAAGCATTTGTTGATATAATTCCATACCTTTAGAAAAATAATCTTGCATCAACATTTGATACTTCTGAACTTTAAATTCATCAATATCATCAATAGAATTCTGACGATTTTTGGTATCTTGGCGACGAAGTTCAGGAAGAGGAATATTTGTACTCAACAAAGAACTATCGGCATATCGTTGCGAAAACTCTTGGAATGTGAAACTCCGATGACGCAAGATTTGAGCCGCAAGTCCTCTTGTAGTTTCTATCTCAAGAGTCATGAATGACTGCTCAAAGACACTCCAGTGCTGATGTTTTACACAATACTTAAGAAGACCAGCAACCTTTGGATTCTCTTGATTGGAGGGATTAGACACTCGTGCCACATATCCCATCATTTTCTCTGCATCGGGTGTAACACTGATCAATTTTACATTCATGCTCCAAATCCTTTTGAGTTCTTTTTATCTATATCAGCAATTTGTTGTTTTACCGAACGCAATTGTGATTTCATTTCTTTGATGCTTTCTTCACTGTAGAGGTAATCTTTCTCGATCAGTCTTTCAAGCAATTTTACAAGTTCTTTTGCTTTTTTTGTTTCAGTCATTTTCTTCCTCAAAGACTTCATCATAATCTTCAATATATTCACTATATGGATTATAATCTACCTTATCATCTCTATCAGAATTTACTTCTGCCTTTAGAGAATCTAAAAGAAGTTCCAAATTACGAATAATCAAATTAACTCTTTCTTTTTCCATATACCATATTACTTCGATACCATTATAGCATAAAAAAGAGGGTCTTGCGACCCCCAGTAAAGTTAAGTGCGTTAATTGTCAACTTTGTGATGCAAACTTACGTTCGATTTTGATACCACGATACATGAGATTGTGGTTACGAGTTGCGGTTTGCTCTGCTAACACAGCAGCTTTATATGCTTCTGGGTTGTACTTAACACCACGATAAGTGATAGTAGACATAATTTTACTCCTAAAGTAATTGGATTTTTAGGTCCGTTCCTTTAGTCGTTTGCGTCCCAATAACAATTAGGATTTGATTCCTTCATTGTCTCAACTAACTCAAC